ACATATATGTATTCACCATCACCATCTTTTTCATATAATTCTTCAATACCCATTATTTGTTCTAAGACATCACTATGATCTTCAAATAGATCACTAACTATATCCATTGGTTGAGATTTACTCCATTCAACCTTATGTAATTTTTTCATGAGTCTTTGTACTTCTTGAGGTACTTCCCCAAAAGTACCGGGTACATCAGTTCGAATATCTCGTGGATTTTGTAGCGGACCAGCATTAGATTGAATATCTAAATTAAGTGTTGTAGTTAAATCTTTTACTGCAGCTAATCCTTCTTCTGAAGGTGGGCGATTTTCATTAATCTTAAGTTGCCTATACCCAAATCCATCTTTATCAGCTTTAGACCCCTTAACATTATTGTTATAGACTCTTCCTGGTTCATTAGCTTCACCGAATGCCCATTTATGTACATCTTTAATAAAGTAAGCTTCACTATCATTGCCTTGAGCTGTTTCAATAGCTGCCATTCCAAGAGCAGGAATTAGATGTTCATAGTATATATCTATTCCTTCTTGTGTTAATTCACCAGAAGCTTTAGTTGGGGATAAGTGTAGCATCTGGGATATGTCATATCCTATCTGTCTAGCTACATCGTTATAGCTGTATCCTAATTTACCTAGTTCAGTCTTTTCATTTTGACTTAATTTTTGAGTATTATTATAGAGAAAAGCTTCCATTTTATAGTCACTATCTCCAAATACATTATTATCTGCAGTTCTTTGTCTCCATGTCATTGCACCAACCATCATTGAGAATATAACTTGATTAGGCAATATTCCCTGCTGATTATCAGGATTTTTGGTATCTTCACGATACAATAATGACAATGGCTGTCTAATAGCGTAATTAGTTGTATCTTGTAAATCTGCAAGTTCAACAGTAAAAGCATTACTACCTTCTACTCCAGGTCCTTGAACTTCAGCTTTATCTCCTTTAATCGAGATAACTTTTAACTGAGCACCACCATATTTTACAGGTTCTTTAGCATTTTCATCTCTATCTAATAGTACAACTGTATTACCTTTTACAATTGGATGATAAAGAGTTTCTCTAAAACGTTTTGCAAATTTGCTGTACCTAGCAACTAAAACTTTAGCTGATTTAGGATCAAGTCCTAGATCTGTTAATGCTTTAGTTAGTGCTTTAGTAGATTCAAAATCAGCATCAGAAAGAGTATGAATACCTCCTTCTCTAACTCGTTTACCTATACTAACTAAATCAGTAAATTTTTTCCCAATTAGGCCGAGAGCTTTATCTAAATTCTCTTCACTTACTGCTTTAATAGCTGTTTGATATATTAGGGTAGCAGACTCTATAAAATTCTTTCCTGCGAATGAGAATTCGAATTGTTCTCCTGGCTTACCTTCTTCATCTTTAGTAGTTTCTCGCACATCAGGAGTAGGTTCATCAGGAGATGTAGCAGATTCTTCAGGTACTTTATCTTCTGTCCCAGTGTCATCTCCTGTTGGTTCATCAACTTTGGATTCTGCGATACGTGATTCAAGACCTGCAATTGTTGTTTTGAGTTCGTCAATTTTCTTTCGAAGAATTTCTTTATTCTCATCACCTTCCCCCAATTCATTAAATTCATCAACAGTAGTGTTTAATTCTGTTTTAGCTTCTTTTAATTGATTTTCTAAATTAGAAGCTTCATCTACTGCTTCATCAATTTTAATATCTTTTCGTTGTTCATCTGTTATTTCTTCAACAACACGAGGCATACCCCCTCTTAGCTTAACTAGTGTGTCATATACGTTTTGCTTAGCTTTAATCTTAATTTCTTGATTAGCAGCTGCTTGGGCCATAGAAGTCTTCTTATAACCCTGTACTGTTCCCATAATTAACTTGCCGTATTTAACTTCTCCTTCTAAATTATTAATAAGACCATCAGACTTATTAATAGTAAAGTTTGCAAATTTATGGGTTTTATCACTGATAAGAGTAACGAATTGTCCATTATCTTTACGAGCTTCAAATGATGATCCTTCTTTATATTCAACTCCATTAGCTTTAGCTTGAGCTTTTGCATCTGCTTCAGTTAATGGCATAGAAACCGTTTTGTAGTTCATTTTGCGTACACCTCTCGGTGACTTTTCATCAATTGAACCTACAACAACAGCACCCATACCAGAAGCTAAGTTAGGGATCATACCTTTAGCTCTTTTAAATTGAGCTAATTTACTATTTAAATTAGTCGCATGAGTAATCATTTTAGACGTAAGTGCTCTAATATGTCTGTCACGAAGTACAGGATCAGTTAGATTCTTATACGAATTAATAATTTCTTCATGGTATTTAGCTAAACCTTTCCACTTTTTAGTATCACCTTCTAAAATTTCTTCATGAACATCAGCCATTGTTTTTTCGGCTTGTTCTTCTTTTTCAGCTCTTTTAGCTTTTTCGATCTTTCTATCAATTTGGTTTTGCCAATATACTGTATCTTCTGGGAGAGCTTGTGGATCTGCTTTTGATTGTGCTAATTTTTTCTTTGTTTCATCAATAGATAATTTATCATGCTCTTCTTCACTATCTTCAATAGATCCAAAAGTCTTATCTCCTTTACCATCATCTTTAGGAGCATAATTTTTAACTAGCTCATCAAATTTAGCTTGGACTAATTTTTTAGCCTCATCACTCATATCACGCTGAAGTAATGCTTGTAGTTTTTCTAATGTAGTACGAGGATTAGCATCCGGTCTAACACGTTCAATTAACTGATCTACAGGAACAGTTTCATCAATACCTTTTAATCGTACATGTATGTTCCCATCGGCTTGTCGTGGTAGAACTTCCTGAATTATGTAACCTTGTGAAGAATCAATTTCTTCATTATCAGTATTTTTTAAATCAACAATATCACCTTTACCAAAATGAGTTTCTTCATCCAGAGGTATAAACTCTTCATGTGCAATTGTTACTTCTTCTAAAAGTACGGGTTCACCTGCAACCTTATCTCCAGGAATAGGTTCATATGTAGTTGTCCAGTCACTTGTATCTGGACGCTCAGTTTTTATTTCTGAAAGGACCTTATTAACTTCTTCATCACTTATTTTATCTCCAACTTTTTCATTTATTTGCTTATTAACAACTTCTTTAATAGTTTCTACTATCTTAGTTTTACTTTCAGGTTTTAGACCCTCAACTTTAAGTTGTGCATCTTTTTTCTTTATCTGCCCTTGAAGAACTTGTTTTTCAGCTTTTAATAAGTCAGCGTTAGCAGCTTCGTTTAATTGAGTAGCAATTTTATTCTGCTCTTCATGTAAAACATTTAAACCTATAATTTTTTTAGTTTCAGAATCCTCTGATGCTTCAACTTTTTTAATATCATCTTCAACCTTTTTAAGCTTTTCTTTTAGTTTTTCGCCATATGCAGTATCCCCTACTTTAATTCTTGTATCTTTTGGTTGATCAGAAAATGTATCAGATACATGATCCATACTTAATTTTTCTTTTAAAGTAGGTTCTGGGATTGGAGGTTTAGGAATACGTTTTTTAAATGCCTCTAACTCAGGTTGTTTAGTGCTTAATTGATCTTGCAAATCTTTTTGCATTGCTTCTATTGCATCTTGAATTGTAAAATCAGTATCGTTAATGAGAGATTCGTATTCTTTAAATAGTTTTTGAAGTGTAGGATTATTCGTACTTATCAGGGGTTTACTGCCTTCTCCCCATTTATCAATTGAAGCATTAGGTAATGCAGCTAATGCTTCTTCTATATCCATTACATCTTTTTGTAAACTTTCAAGATTAGCTACATCTTTAGGGTTAACACTTTTTTCTTGGCCTTCAATTTTCTTAAGTTTAGTTTCTAACTTAGTTTTTTCATTTGTTAATTGTTCTACTGCTTGCTTTTTAGCAGAAGGTGATTTTGCAAAGTCATAGACTTTCTTAGTAACATTCTTAGCAGCAAAAAGTGGTCCTAATGTTGCAGTTCCAAACAATTCTCCTGCACCTGCTTGAACAATTTTACCAGTATTTTGTTCTTCATTCAGTCCAACTTGATGAAGCTTTTCTTCAAGTGCTCCTTGTCCACCTTCAGCAGCAGCACCCATAACCAGCCCAGCTGGTTTTTTAGCTAAGAAACCTAATAGTTGAACTGATTTAGGAGTATTAGCAGTAATACTTTCTATTGCTTTCTGAATCCACATCTTACGCCCACCAGGAATAACAGAACCAATAGTTTTATTTAAGTAACCTAAACTTATTTTTTGAGTAATTACTTTTGCTGCGAATGCCAATTCAATTCTAGTTTCAACATCTTGAGTGTAATTTTCTTCTCCATTTTTCTCTATCCACTCAAGTTTACCTTTTCTAATTTCATCTAAAGCAAAAGCCGTTAATATTGGTATCCCTGCAGCAGGACTTCCTGCTACTAATGCAACAGAATAAGCAGCACTAGATAAACCTTTTTTAGCGTAATCTGCTTTATGTCTTACGAAGATATCTTTAACTGCTTCCCAATCTCCATTATTTGCTGCAATCAAATCAAAAGCAACTTGTGCTCCTTGCCAGCCAGAATCATTCTCAGGCCAGAACTCTCGCCACTTATTGCCGTATGCATCGATATCTTTAGATAATTGAACATTTGCTTTTGCTTCTTTATCTAATCTACTAAGAGCAGCAAACTTAGATTCATCATAATGCATTAAAGTTTCAGCTTCTTTTTTCCATGCTTCTAATTCAGGAGTTAATACTTTGCTATCTCTAACAAGTCGATAGTTTGCTAGATCCTTTTCACTAATATCTGTTTTAGGATCATTAAGTAATTTTTGGCTTCCTTTTAGTGCGTTATACTCAAGTACTTTACCGTTTAATGTAGGGTCGCCCATGAGTACTGCACGAGCTCCAGCTTCTACTGGTTGAGCTAAACTACCCATTAATTGATTCTTTAGATCACCAAAAGACCATTGTTCGTACCCACCCTGTTTTTGTATTCGTAGGTTCGCTGCATGAGATACTGCATGATAAGCAGCATCTGCTTCTGTGGCAAAACCACTAATTACTTTGTTACCAAGAACTGCAGAATATGTTCCATCACCGTGGGAAATTACATTGCCGTTAACATGTATTACTGGAGATTTATTAACAAAGCTAGGCATTCTAGCTATCTCTGCAATTTTCTTTTTAAAATAAGGATGAACATTAGTTTCTGCAACACGTTGTGAAAATGTTTTTGGTGCAGTCTGCTTTTTAATTGCTTGTTCTTTTGCATAACCTTCAAGATATTGTTGGAACGGAGTGCCCTTCTCTTCTATTTCTTTTTGAGCTAGTGCCTCTGCTTTAGCTGTCTCTTCAGCTTGTGTCTGAGCTTGCTCAAAAGCAGCTGCTCGTGCAACAGGAGTACCAGTAACAGCTTTCTCATTAAGAGCATCTTTCTTCGCTTTTGCCTCTTCAAATACTTTAGCAAGTTCTGCACCTGCTGCTGATACACCTGGTTGAGTAGTTTCTTTACTACCTGCTGCCAGAAAATCATCTTTTGCTTCAACTAATTTCTTACTGAGGTCTTTAGCTATTTGAATATCTTCTAAAACTTCTTTTGTTACTGCTGAAGCTCCCTTCTTAATTGCATCTGCTCCGAAATCAACAACCTTTTCACTATAGTCTATAAGTGCGTCTACTTTAGTACGCAACTCATTACCAAATTCCCCTATTTTATTAAATACATCTACTTCTTGTTTAGAGGGAGTCTTATGTTCTTTAAGGTGGGTTAATTTCTGTTCAGTCTTTTCAATCGGTTCTTCAACAACAGGTTCAACAGCGGATGTTTCTGGAGCAGGAGTAGCGTATGTATCTTCAGCTCCAAATTCATCAGTTCCTTCAATTCCCGCACGGATACTTTTAAGCTTCTCTTCTTCATCCTCAACCTCAACTTCCGGTGTAGGTTCATCTACTGCTACCGGTGTAGGAATATTCGCTGTTACACTATCAAGACTAGCATTTAAATTTTGCGGACCTTGATCTACAGGACCTGTATCTAATTCATCAGTAGATACAGGAGCTTCTACTGCAGGTGTAGGTTCTTCAGAAGGAGTTACTGAGTCTCTCTTTAAATCTTGTTCATACTGTGCTTTTCTAGCTAATGCATCCTGTTCTTCTCTACTAAGACTAGTATCTTCTAATTCAGCACCGGGATCAGGTGTAGCAGCCTCTTGGCTAACGCCAGAGTCTGCTACGCTACCATCTCCAAATTGGTAATCTTCTTCTTCAAAATCAATAGGTTTCTCAAAAAATAGTTCCTGACCCTCCACTATGGAGTCAGGATCTTTTTTAGTCCAAGGGTTGTATTCTTTTAACTTCTCTAATGATATATTATTGCGTTTAGCAATTAATGATAATGTATCACCCTTTTGTACCACATATGTGCCTGTCGGTGGATCAGCTGGGGCATACTGCTGTAAATGCTTTGACAAGTGATCTACTAAACCTTGTGGAGTGGGCTTATTCTTAAACCAGGATTTATTCTTTAATGGAATTATCTTACTAAGAAATTTTGAAGCTTCCTTAGTCTCTCCATCTCTAGCAAGTCTCAGGATTTTAGGACCATTACCTGATCCGAGAGTATGCATTATGTACATATTTGTATTGTTTATAGAAAAATTATTCTTTTTTAAAATCTTTATATTGTCGTCCATGAACGCTTCATGTGCTTTCCTTGCTTGTTCTGGATCTTTACGTCCGTCTATAGCCTTGGGATTAGCTTTAGTTGGATAAGTTAGACCCAACTCAGGATGCTTCTTCATTAAATCCAACCATGTATTTTTAATAAACTGGAAACTTCCAGTAGCTGATGAAGTTGGACTTTCTGCGTCGTCCCCAGCTCCACCACCTTCTGCTGGCATAACAAGGTTAGTATATGCATTTCTATCCCATTCTTTTTCTCCTGGTGGAATTTCTGTTGGACCCGTTCCAGTCCGTACAGTATTGAATGTAGAAGCAGGGGATTTATCAGCTGGGGCATAAGCATTTACATCATGTGCATCTACGATGTCCATGTGGTTTGTAAGCGTTTCAACACGAGGATCAATACCTAAAGCTTTTTTAACTTTAAGTACAGCCTTAGCTGTATCAACATTTTGCTTTGAATTGTTTTTTGCAAAAGCTAATTTAGCTTTAGCCACTGCAACATCGGATGTTTCTGTAGGAGGGGGAGTAGCTACTGCAGCTCCATTTGTAGGTTCATTAGAAGCTGTGGAGTTTGTTAGTTGTTGTATAATCTCTTCATTGGTCGGCTGAGCCATGAGTTTATTGTATCCATAGGGTTATAAAAAATATTTATGAATTTACCATCCTAATGAAGCAGATCACCAAGCCATTCATAAATATTCATACCGGAAAATGTTTTATTTTCTATGGCTGTTAACCCTTTCTTTGCTGCTTTCTTAAGCTCAAGAATACCTTGATGAACATCTCTTTCTGCTCCATCTCCAATTTTAAGACTATTCAAGGATGCATCTGCATCAGGTATAGCCCTAACAAATGCTCTCATTAGAGTTTGTTCGCTAAGTTTATCAGCATCTTCACTTATACTAGCACTAGGTATAACTAAATCACCTGCAGTCCAGAAATCTTTTCTTAATGCAGCACCACCAAATACTGCTCTATTAATTGCTAAATTAAAAGCTTCTTCTGCTTCTGTATCTGCTAGCAGGAATTTACCATTCTTATCACTGAACATCTTTTTAATATTTGCAATGACCTTAGAACTTTGACGGAGCATTTTACCGTATTCTTTCCCCTTGGGGTCCATAAACTTACCTAATTTGTCCTGTAATTTAGCCCCAATATACTGCTCTAGTCCTTGTTGTTTTATATCTAGTAGTACTTGTTTTTGATCACCGTGGAATTTTGCAGTTTGCTTCATTTCCTGAGCACGTAAATTACCTTTGTACTTAGTCAATTCTTTACCACGCTGGATAGCATATGCCATACTGCCATCTTTTTTCATATCTGAAGCTACTCTAGTATTTAGATGCGCATCAGTTAAATTTGGAAACTTCTTTCGATACCTTGCTCTTAATTCATTTTCTAATCCTTGAGCTTGAGTTGGAGTAATATGTGGACTACCAGTTTTTATAAACTCACTATTTGCATATAGAGATTTAAAAACTTCTTGAGGATTTGATACTGTTCGTTCAAGCGCATTATTTATAAACGTATTAAAAGGTTTAAGTGCATCACCTGTTATATTATTTTTGTGAGCATAGGTTAATAACTTATTAACCTCTGTATCAACTAGATCTGGGTTTCTAGAATTTATAGCATCTGTAATAGATGAAGAATGACCTCTTAATCGATCATCTTGAGTAGTTCTACCAGCTTCAAGTGCACCCTGTTTTCTAAAGCTCTCACCATATATGGATTTACCTAGTATCTCTGCAGCTTTCTTATCATGTACTGCTTTATCTTGTATACCGGGCCATTGTGCTTCTAATTTATCAGAGATAGTACTAAGAGCTTTGTTGCGAGCATCAATACCAAAGTTATCTGGATTCGTTAGATCCAAACCTGCTCCTATAGCAGTTTGAATAGTTGAATCTTGTATATTGTAAGTAGCACTATTATATTCTTTACTATAAATGTCAGTGATTGCTTTATCAGGAGTTCCAGCAGCTATATGGCGACTATGTATTTCTGCTGCTTTATCGATGTACTCTTGAGTCCCAGGCCCACCTTTTACTGCTCCAAGTTCTTTAAGCTCAGCTTTCAATATGTTTTTATTTTGGTATTCTTCTAATACATCTTTAGCACCTATCTCTGAAATAAGATTAGCTGTTCTTAATTTCTCTTCGTTTAATAAACCTAAAGTTCGTGCATCTCCTGCTGTACCAGCTACTCCTTTATCTGCTAAAGGACTAAGATTATTTAATACATTTTGAACTTCATCTTTAGTTTGAGCTTGAGATAGAGCTAAATTAACATCAGCATCAGCGCTACTGCCTACAGTACTAAGTGCGTCTTTAGCTTCTGCTAATGCAGCATTGCGCATCTTAGCAGCATCAGTGTATCCTGCTCGCATTTTATCTAAGAGAGTATTATCTCTCCTACGCATTACTGATGATATATTTCCTTTTAATACTGACATGCTAGCCCCTTATACAGTGAAATTAGTTTTCTTATTTTCCATGCCTTGTGCTGTACGATGTTGATTTTGATCTTCTTCTCTAACTCTATAATCACCCATAGCTAAATTCCAACGTCTATCTACATCCTTTTGATCAAATACCATAGCTTTATTTACACTATCCATATACTGTTGTTGTTGGTCTAATGCTGTCATTTGATTATAACCACCCCAAATATTCATTGCTATTTTTGCAGCATCTAAAGGATGATCCCCAGCCCAAGCACCCATTTTACCAAGCATACCTGGAGGAGGTGGAAACTTATTATCATCACCTAACCCAGGTCTTCGGTTTTGCCCATATTTATCCATTTGCCATATAGGAATGCCACCGATTGTTGGTGCATTATTTTCATGAATCGCTGTTGAATTCATATCTGCTTGTGATAAATATTGAGGTCTTTGCCTATATCTTAAAAAATCTTCCATGCTCATATTAGTATCTCCTGCTTATATACAGTTGTCATTGAAATCATACTATTATACATCGTACGTTGCACTATAAAAATCAAAATCTGGAGTAATAGCAATACTGGCTTGTACTGATTGTACATGCCCTAATGCTCCCTCAATAGCCCATTGAGCATACATAGGTACTCCTGCTTGTTTTCTATAGGACATTTGAGTTGCCCCTGCAACACCATATTGTTCCATTCCATAATCTATTTCAGTTAATTTATCAATTTGTGTTAGTTTTCTTGCTCTTTCTTGATTCCAAGCTGATTGAGCAGATGATAATGCTTCCATTCCTTCGGCAATTGCCATTGCTTTCATTGAGCTCATACCACTAAATATCTGTGTTCCTATAGTAGCCCATTGCATAGGCGTAAATGAAGCTGGGCTTTTAAAGGCTGTCATTTGATTAAAATGAAAGCTAGAAGTAGCTGGATTAACTGCTGCGGATGGGTCTATAGGTCCAATAGTTGAAGGATCTGCTCCGTAAGTTAGATTCCCTTCCCAGGACATAAAAGCTACAGTAGCTAATAGCTGAAGAATCATACCTAATTCAGAGTCTCCTGCTATCTCTACAATAATTTCTTGGATAATAGCCATAACTACCCATTTAAAAGCATAAACAGCTAATTTACTTAGAACTAATTTAACAGCAGCTAAAACTCCATAAGTAGCAGCAGTCCCTGCAACACTCTTTAAAAATGCAAAGAATGCTTCTTTAGTAGCACCTGCAGTTTTAATAGTTATAACTATAATAACTACAATGATAATAAGCATTACTAGAGCTGTGAGAAAACTCATGCCTGCATGATGAATAACTTCATAATGAGCTACATAAATAGATAAATGGGCTCCAGCTAAGAATAGTTTAGCTTGATCTGTATGCGATAGATTTTTTACGAATGTGTACACAAAAGGGACCATTAAATCAGCTTCAGCCCCGAGGTTAAATTTAACTGTCTTAAATTTTCCTGTATCACCATCAATAACGCGCATAGCTCCAATAGGAGCAGCAACCGTATATGCCGCTAACCCGCTAGGTTTGATTTTGTAGTAAGTAATTGATTGTCCAGACGTTGTTTCTTCTGAGGCTTGTTGAACTAACTTTAATGTACCTGACCCATTATTCTCATATACGGCATCAGGAGTTAAATAAATCAATGCAGCTGTACTGCCATCAGATTCCTGTAATACAGGAGTTGGATTGTTATAACTCATTCTTTCAGTTACTTGGAGCCAATTGGTTGCTTCTGCTGTAGTAGTACCAGGGTTAGTTTTCCCATTACCTGCTAAAAAATCAGCTACTTCCGTTAAGTTATCAGCTTTATACCCAACGTTATATGTACCTTTGCCAGATGAACTATAATAAGGCGTAACTAAAATATTACTATCATCAAATCTCGACATGTCCGAATAGTAGATTCCATTCTCTGTACTTCCACTATTAGCATTAATATCTGCTAATGAGGTAAATGCGTAAGTAATATAGTTCCATTGAAATGCATCTTCTTTATCTTCCGTACGAGTTAAAATATTATTAGTTGGAGGGACTTCACCCGGTTGCGTATTGTTATACATCCCTTGAGTTGAACCTTGGGCAGGGTATAAATTTTCAAACATTCTAAATAAATAAGACATACCTGCTTGAGAGGTATCCCACATTCTTACCCCAAAATTTACATATACATTATCTATATCCCCCGGAGCTAAACCAGAATCATTCATTACACCCGTCATAATTTCAGCTGGATCTAAATGAATAATTCCTAATAGCTCTTCTATTGCTGCTTGTTTAGTAGCCCCAAAGGTTGTGTAATTTGAATTACTAATCCTTAAAGGTATAGCAGGCATTGCTTGTATTACGGTATTATCAATATTAATAGATTCTTCTACTGTATCTAAATCAATATAAGTTCCATCTCCAACTTTATAAACAAATAAATATGTTCTAGTTGGGGCTGCATTTCGAATATATTCAGATACATAATGTAATTCTGTAGGTCTAGATGGAGCAGTATATGGAAGGGTAATAGTAACACCAGCTTCATTATATGCTTCAATTGTATAGTCATCAGTAGGGGCATTATACGCAATAGTACTGAGATTAACCTGCCATCGCATATCAGTTAATGCATTATCTGAAGGAGCTAGTGCACTTGTGATATCTATTTGGAAATGATTAGGCGATGGAGTAACGTTAACAGTATCTGAAGCCGGGATATACGGACCAGTAGTCACTTCACGGTATTCTGTACCTAATAAATTAGCACCTACATCATAACCTTTGTTTTCTTGCAACCAGTACTTAACCCAATCCTGTTTAGTAAGAGCTCTAAGAGCTGAAACTCCTGGTGTACATGGAACTCCATTAAGAGTTTGTAGTGCGGCTGTTAATTCATCATAATCAATAATTACAATATATGAATCAAGTTCAGGAAACCCTTCAAAATAGTTTCCATTTTCAATAAATTGCATAAACTCTTTGATATTCCCTTTCATACTGCGAAATACCAAACTATAAATTAAAGAAGTAGATAAATCTTTATTTGCAAGGATTGCTTGTAGTAGTGCTTGTGTGGTGGGATTTTTACGATCTACATCATCAAAAAGAGGATAATTACGAACTTCAAAGTACTCAACAATCTGGGTACTACCTCCATCAAAACCGAGGAGTACCATGATTAATTGAACTACTAATTCAACGATTTGTACAACTGCTTCTACTATAGATACAACAACATCTACAATTGCTGAAATTACACTAGCAATAAAACCCATTGCTTACCCCTTAATTCTTAGGTCGGTTCAGCGTTTGTGATTTGTGTATTTATATTACCTGTTCCAGTAACATTAAGTGCAGTCACACCAGTAGAAGCAACCCCAGCTGTAGATATATTAACTGCCCATGCATCGAGCAATGTTTTAAGATACTTTTGATCGGCATTCCATTTAAAGCCTTTAGCTTGTTCAGTAGACAAGTTATTTGCTCTCCCTGCCACAGAAGTAGTTGTCGGAGCTACTTTAGTAGATTGTTCAGTTTGAGCAAATTCAGTAACTTCTTTTTGAAACAGTAGGGCTTCTTCTGCATTACCTTTCTGCATACCTACTGTATAAGCTACAGCTTGTTGAACAGCTGCCTGCATAGCTGTTAGATATACTGTTGCGTAATCACTACCAGTAATACGGCCTAAATTAAATTGAGCAGCCATATGTGCATTCACTGTTTCCATTAGATCATCAAATACACCTGTACCTGTTACTACGTTATTAGCATCAGTAGCAACACCAGCAGTTAGATCAGCAATAGTAATAGCCATTAGTTACTCCCTTGATGAAATGCAGGATTTGCTGCTTGAGATGCAGCTAATCTTTCCAACTCTTCTTTATTTAGTGGATTTAAAATTCGTACATTAAATTTCTTAGTAATATACGGCTCTAATACTTTCTCACCATTAGGCGTAGTTACTGTTTTAAATTTTTGCATTTCAGCATGTTCAATTTGATTAAGGATAATTTGTGGAACATGCCATCCCTCTTCGTTATTAAAAGGAACATACTTTTTAATCATTTTTCCGCCATTAAGACCTGAAGCACCTACAGTAAATATGAGACCGGGATAACTACTCATAAGCGGGTCATTAGGCGTAACAACAATACGCACAAGTTTTAAAGCTTTTTTCTCACCCGTTGTTGTTAATGCTTTTGCAGCAGCTGCTTTAGCGGCTTCACTAGCATCTGGTAGTCCACCCTCATAAGGTCTATCATCCGTAGCTACCGGAATATCCTGTACCATTGCTTCTGGATTTTCTCGAGCAGTATGTAACAATTCAGCTAATTTAGATGATCCTGTCTTATGATGGAATTTAACTCCATATTCTTTTAATTCCTGTTTAATTTCTTCATCAGTAAGTTCACTGATAGGTGTTTCAACTTGCATACATCTTCTCCTTAGTTAAACGTCCCCCCGAGGGCTAACGCCCTCGAGGTGACATCTATTTATGATTATACAGCTGCCAAAGCAGTCCAGATAATTCCTAGACGTTCTGGGCGAAGCGCCATAAATCCATAGTACCATTTGATAGAGTAGAACCCTACTTCACCATATGGATCATCCAAAGAAGCTATTTCTTTACCAGGCTTCTTATGGTTGATGCTGAATTTAACGCTTTTTCCATCTGTCTGGAAACCGATAGTAGTGAAAGCACCATCACCAACAACCAACATTGGATAGATGTCTGCACCATTATCTCCGGTACCTGCAGTATCAGCGGCAGATGCACCACCGTTTTCGGTGAATTGCATTTCTGGTACTACAACAATTCGGAATTGATCTACTGTTCCAATTTCACCATTCATAACATTACCAGCGTCTGCGTATTTTTCAACAGATACAAAGGCAGGATTACTATGGAGATCAGTCATAGCTCGTATAACTGGGATCAATTCAGAACCAACATACATGATACGTCCACCATTAACGGTTTTAGTATCAACCATTCGAGAACCAGCAATAACCTTCGTTTGCTTAGGAGTTTTATTATCATCCAAAGCAATAGATAGATTCATAAGATCTCGATATACAACTACTTCATCAACTGCCAATTTGCTACCCGTAGTAACAGCAGGACTAGCTGAACAGTAATAAGCTGTTCCATTAGCAGTTGCGTTAGTAATAAGATCTGCCTGAAGCTCTGCTTCAGTCAACTCATTAGCACCAACAAGAGCTTCCTCAGTAATATGAGACAACAATTCTGAATCAGAATCAAAGTCCATAGATTCCTGAGTATACTCTGTGAAGAAACCACGTTTTAGCAATTCGCCTTCAATTTGCGTACGTGTGAAACCAACTCTATTAACTCGACCACCGTTTTCACGGAGAGTCGGGATTTTAGATTTAATTGTACCGGTATCTTTAGAAGAACCGTACAAGTTTTGATCATTCAATCCAATTTCACCACCAGCACCAGCAGCTGTTACAGCGGCTGCTCTATCAGCGGCAGTACTAGATTGCAGAACACCAGAAGAATTCCATGCAGAGTAGGTACCAGCTGTAAGAGCTGTACCTGCTGCATTAATTCCTTGATCACCGGTATTCAGTACATCAAGCAATGGAACATATACATCTTGCTTGATTTTCTTACCCATATGCTTCGGCATTGCACGAACATCTGCCAAAGGCATAAAGTACATACGGTCTCGAACACTGATAAGCGCTTTCTTAAAATAATAATCAGTTCTTGCTTGTGCGCCTATGTCCGATGCAGTCCCACTAGCAGTACTAGACGGGGAATTATATGCATTTTCATTAGCCATAATATTTACTCAAGTTAATAGTGATAATTACGGTGTAGCATACTTCTTCATAAAGTCTTCATCTGATAAACCTAAAAAGTCTTCATTAGCAGGACCTTTTTTAGAAGAAGCTTGCTTAACCGGTGCTGCCGCTTTTCGTTTTTTATTACGATCAGCATTAGCTTCTTGTTGCGGTACAGATTCATTTGATACATTAGAAGCTTTATTACCATTATCACTAGGCATAACGAGCTTATTGTTTTTATACATATCTTCAGCTGTTAATCGATACGCTTCTACATCAGGAGTATTTTTAAATTTACCTAAAACTTTCCCTTGTTGCATTTGCGCATGAACTTGGTCAAAGACACCGGTAAGCATATGTTCATTAACTATAGAAATAATTTCAGGTTGTTCAGAAATAGTAGTTCTACTTTCTGAATCCCATTCTTTAGTTAGAACATCGATAGTCCTAGTAAAAGTTTCCGTTTCCTTAATTTCATCAAGAATACGGTCCAAATTATATTCTTTATCTGTAATAGAATAATTATTTGGTTGATAGTTTAAT